CCCAAGGAGAAGAAGCCGGCGGCCGTCATCCCCGAGACGCCCGTAACTGCCGCGCCTTTGGTGGCAACTCCGTCGGTGGCTGCACCTGCAGTTGAGAAGCCCAAGGTGGCTCGCCCGATTCTGAAGAAGCCCGCTCCCCCTGTCGCCAAGTAAGGACCTTAAACATAGTCTACGTGTAATAACAAATGGAACCTGTTGAGTTGGTTGATCCACCTCCGCTCGCTCGCGGAGATGTCGAACAGCTCGTTGGTACAAAGATTTGTGATTTGTCTTTGTATCAGCGCGCCTTTACGCATAAATCAGCACTGAAAAAGTACCGTGGACTTGCATCGTCGTACGAGACGCTCGAGTTTATGGGTGATTCCGTCCTTGGCTTCATCATCACGCGTCACCTGTTTGACAAGTACCAGGATGAGCAAGAGGGGTTTTTGACCAAGGCGCGTACGAAGATGGTACGCGGTAAAACGCTCTGCGAGATTTCACTGGCGCTCGGCCTCCACAAGTGGATCTTGATGGACGACAAGGGCATTCGGAACAATTGGCACATGAATCCCAACATCCTCGAGGATGTTTTCGAGGCGTTTGTCGGTGCAATCTACCTTGACCTCGGAATGGTTCACGCCAAAAAGTTTGTCTTTTCGTCGTTTGATCGCGTCGAGGTGACGCTCCACGACGACAATTACAAGGACCAGTTGATGCGTAAGTGTCAAGCGTCGAAACTCGCCCTGCCGGACTATCAGGTACGCAATCAGTACCCGAACGGTACGTTTCACATCGAGGTGATTGTTGATGGTGTCCCGCGCGGATCTGGGTTTGGTACTACGAAGAAACAGGCGGAGCAGAATGCAGCTGAGATTGCGCTTAAACACAATTAGCGCTTGTGTACAAGATATGAATGAGGTTCACCCGCGTGTGAAGCAACTCCTTCAACAGTCCTACGACGATCAGCGAACGCCCGAATGGCACGCCCTCCGTGGAACCATGCTCACAGCGAGCGACTTGGCAACGGCTATCGGTGATAACCCGTACGAAAAGCCCAGCGATCTCATCGTGAAAAAGTGCGGCCACAACAAGTGGAACGGGAACGCCGCAACGGCACATGGTACGCTCCTCGAACCCGTTGCGCGTGATATGTACGACGCCAAGTACAACCAAAAGTCGCACGAGATTGGGCTGGTTCAACACCCGGTACACAAGTGGCTTGGTGGTTCGCCCGACGGCGTGACTGAGTCGGGTCGTCTCATCGAAATCAAGTGTCCCTTGACACGCAAGATTGAGCACAAGTGCCCCAAGTATTACCTGCCTCAGATTCAGCTTTTGCTCGAGGTGCTTGACCTCGAGGCGTGCGATTTCATCCAATACCGACCGGCTGGCTTTCTGAGTCCTGAAGCACCATTGGAGTTTGACGTCATTGAGATTGTTCGCGATCGCGTATGGTTTGCGCGCATCTTGCCGCGCGCCAAGGCGTTCTGGGACGAGGTTCTCATGCGTCGTCAGTATGGACTCTGCGAGGTGGTTGACGATGATATCGAGACGATCGATATCATCGCAGCCGGTCTTCTTAAGGATTATACGTGCGAGATTGTAAACGACGACGATGTCCCCGTGCCTCCAGTGCAAGAAGAAGGTGGGTCTCATGGCACTTACGTGTCGCGAATGCTCCGAACACTTTTGCACAAGGTGTATCCAGCTGGAGATGCACAAGTGCCCGATGTTAGACGGTCGGGGCGTGTCCGAGCGCGCGCTGCTTGAAAAGAAACTGATCAAAGTTGTGGCGGCGAAAGTACAGAAGATTTAACGTCAGAGGCGCGAGCCTCTGGGTCCCAAGGTCTGTGACCTTGATCCCAAGATCTGCGACCTTGATCTTAGACTTACATATTGAACTTCCTGCGGTACATGAAAATCAAGAGCAACGCGATCAACACCAGGATGATTGGCCATAGGCTATCCCCCCTGGCGCTGAACTGGTTGGGCAGGCCGGACACGTAGTTGGAGGCGTCGCTCCACAGAGTCTCGCGTGAGAATGATGTGGTGCCATCATCGTACTGGAGCTTACGCGCCGGGAACATGAAGCTCGTCGCGGGGTGGATCCCACCCGTCTTTAAGTACATGGACCCTGACTTGTTAAGCTGATTGGGGCCAAAGTGCTCGAGGTATTCTGGCTTTTCAACAGGGACATCCCATGACGCAGGTGCGTCGTCTGGGGCATACCACGTCTGTGTGTTGGGTCCTTTATAGCCACCGTTGGATGACACGCCAAACGTACCCGTCGCGGTATAGGGGTTGATACGGTTCATGGCCGTGTCATCATCGGCCATAAACTCAGTCATATCTAAGTTCAGTCAACATAATTTCTGGTCTGGACCTTTTGGCGGTGCTTGAGCCACATCTCGTCCAGATCGACATTGAGCATGTAGGCCAGCTGGAACAGGTATGAAAACACGTCACCCATTTCAGTTGTAATGTCAGTCCCACGATCCTTCTTGAGGCCCGTCTTCCTGAAATGGCGCTGGTACTGACGAATAGCCGAGGCGAGCTCGCCCACCTCCTCTGTGAAGAGGAGCCACACTGCACTCACGGGTGCCTTGTCCCATCCCTTTGAACGACACAGGTCGAACGTCTCGTCGCGATAGCAATTCATATTCATCATACACCAGAAACGGCCCATTTCCCTAGATGAACTTGCGGACAAGCAGGAGGGCTACGAGGAGCATGAAGAGTTCGATCGAGCACCGCATGCTCTCCGTCTCAAGGTCACTCAGATCCCGACGCGTCGAGAGGTATGCGCTGATGAGTCGCGCCGCCCGATCGATGATGAAGAAGATGATAAAGCCATAGACAATGTCCTGGGTCGTCTTCATATACACTTGGGCGCAGAAAAGACCCGCGGGTGCAGCCCTTGACCCAAAGGCACAGCCCTTGATTTCTCATGCCGCGGTCGGTATGAATTCCCAGTTGAGTTCCTTTGTGATGAGTTTCCAAATGTCATCCTGGCGATGGAGCTTCTCCTTTGACTTCAAGAGGGGAAAGCACGGAAGGTAATCATCTTCACCAAGGAGTTCGCAAAACTTGTAGAGGGTGTATGCGTACGACAGGAAGTTCTTCCGATCTGCCGGGCAATGCTTCTCAAAGGGTTTTTGAATCTGCCCAAACATGAGTCGAAGCTTGTCCTCGAGGGGTTGAGGCATGGTTGGTGGCTTGACACCGTTGAGAATCGTTGTGATGTACGGCGCGTGTTCATAGTACTTGTTCAGGTCGAGCTTCTTCAAGAGGCCACGCACCTTTGTGTGCGTAATCTCAGACGCACACCGGATACGCTGCTTCTTGAACTCGTGTCTGAGCTGCACAATCACTTCATCGGGTACGGTCGTCGACTCCTTGGCCTGAAACTGGGCGACCCACTCGTTGAAATGATTCTCGCGTTTGTATGAGTAGACGACGTTGCGATCCATCTCCTGTTCCTCCTTGAATCCGCGTTCGTTACACTGAATATATGACATGCATCCGCACTCGGTACACACTTGACTGCTCGTCTCGTGTTCGTAAATCATCGTGTGCCATTGCCTGCACCCCGGACACTGTAAAGGCATGTCGATACCGTTCGACTTTTTCGCATCGACGTGCGTCTCCTCAACACTAGCCATGTATTCCTCGAAAATATCCTTCCGTTTGATACCACCTGGACGCTCAGTCGTATACTCTCGAATGTGGGGTGCGCACCGTGCAAGGTATTCAACGAGAGCGTCTGGATCATTCTCGAGTTCCTTTATCTTTTCGTTAATGCGCCTTTCCATCTCTTCTAAAGATGGCAACTCTTTAGAAGACATGGACATTATTGCCGCCCTGACACCAAAAAACATGACTGTACGTGAAATAGCCGATGTCACTGACACATCAGACAAGGCTTTCACGTACGTCTTCAACAGCAGGGAATACACGCATGTGGGGCAGTGGCCGATGAATCACGGTACGTCAGGATTCCATGTGCCGATCGAGACGGCTGAAGTCATCGAGACCAACCAGGACATTACCAAGCGCCTGAAGAGATTTGCGGGCCCAAGGAATATCATCAGACGGGACACTGTACGGTACGCCATGAGTACATGGTCTTGGCGACCACGAATCACAATCAAAGGGTTCAAAATACGAATGACCTTTGCGCCCGTGCTCATCGTACCAACCTACGTTCCACCCGTACGAATCACAAACGTGCTTGGTCACGTCTCTTCATTCTTTTGCGCCAAGTAAAACTTAATGTCACCCAGGTTTGCAATTGCATATCGAAACACGATCGGCATGTTTGGCTCGCTAAACTGGAAGAGTTGAACGCTCGAACACAGATTGGTCGCCTTGGTGTACATGTTGATATACTTGAGCGGGTAGACACAGC